TGACTGGTGTCTAAGCTCTGTACTGCTGCCAGCTTGTGGAATGTAGCCTTGACCGGCATCTTGACTGTGAGCTTCTCGCCCTCTTTGTGGATTATTTCTCCATTCTTTCCTTTTATGTCATAATCCTTGAGCGTTATGTGGAAAAACCTTCTCTTGATTTGGTTGAAATTTAGTGCGTAGCTTGCCATATTCTTTCCTTTCTTCTGAAAAACGGCAGCTCAGGCCTACTGTGCTGCCGTACATTTTTTATTCCTTAGAGTCCACTACCTGGCTTGCAGTGCCACTCTCCTCGTAGAAATCGATAAGAGTGCCCTCTTCATCCATCGGCTCTGCTTTGAACTCTGCATCTGTGACAGTTTCCTTGTCCTTTGCAAACGCGAGTGAAAAGCCTGCCTGATTGCTTCCAACAATCATCACGTAGAGGTCTCCGTCAACCGGATCCTCGTAATGGAAACAGATTACATACTTCTCTCTTCTCTGATTTGAAATTCCGCCGAATTCCACTCTCTTGTATGTTTTCTTATTTTTTCCTGTGAACTCGCTTACGCGTGCAGTGTCGCACATCTGCTTGAAGACCTGCGAGTTAAATGTCATGATGCCGGTCTTGAGCGTTACCTCTTCCTCAGTCATGACGGTTTTACTCTTTTTGCCGGAGTCGTCTTTGGCTGTGTAGTATGATGGCTTGTACTCAAGCGTAGCTCCGCCGGAGATATATGCCATTCTGTTTGTTTCCTTGCAGAACTCTGTCGGATCCGGCATTGTTCCCGAGAATGTCTCAATATGCACATTTCCCGAGCCTAAGATAATTTGTTCTTTCTCTTCCATCTTTTATCTCCTTTTCAAATTTTTTCGGTGATATCAAAATCATATGACGTCTGTACCATGTTCTCGCTGTCAATCTTTACCTGGTTCTTTCTGAATTCAATGTCAAACAGAACCTCGCGCTCAATTCTTGATTCGATTGCTTTGTCCGGCTTTCTGTCAGTGTACAGCTCGAATGAAGCACTTATATCTCTAATCATATTCTTCTGATCAGAGCCACGCTGTGTCTCATCTATCAGGTAACAGATGTAAGGTAATGTGGGTGCCGGTGTTCTGTTCGTTATCGTGAACTCATTAAGAGCCATCGGAAGATTTAGCTTCTTAAAGCGCTCGATGATTGTATCCAGTGTCATAGTCTTTCTATCCCTTCGCTTATTCCTTTAACAAATCGCTCCTCTGCTTCTTTCTCAACAGGAGCGATGTGTTCAAACGCTCTGACTCTGCCAGAGCCATTGCGCTTAACGTGTCCTTTTTCCAGCAGGTGCGTCAGCTGATAGTGCTTTTTGTTGTACACGGAGTACGTGATCTCTCCGGTCAGCTTCGAGACTCGTTTCTCCCTGATTTTGGAGTCCCAGTCCTTTGTATACTTTCCGGTTCGTTCTTTGTATGGTCCGCCCTTTTTCAGCTCACCGGATGACCACTCTGCAGTGTCCTTTGCCTGTTCATTGACTATCTCTGTGACTGCTCCTGTGTAGTCCTCCATGAGTTTATTAAGGGTTTCTGCAAGCTCGTCTGATGTGATTTTAACCTCCATACCTGCCTACTCTCTCTGCCGCATACAGCTCTATCCTGTCATCGTTTCTTGGTCCGTATGTACGGTATATGGTGAGACGCTTGCCATCGTATATACACTCCGGCTGTCCGTCATATTCGTTATTCCAGACCGTGAACTTATTTGAGGCCTTGAAGCCTCTCTCTCCTGCTGCCACGAATTCATCCCGGCCGGTGCTTTCAACTTCCGCGAAAACTTCTGTTTTCTCGTCAGCTTCATCAGTCTCGCCGGGATGTATGAGAGTGATTAATGCATCCATAATGTCACTCCTTTGGCTGTCTGTAATTTCCACCTTTGATCTTGGTGAGTGTCATGTTGTAGCACCCGATCAGGCGCTCATAATCGCTATTGATTGAATAATTAGCCTTGACGTAATTAAGTACCGCCTCAATCACGAGAGGGTCTTCCAGCTCATCAAGGTATGTCTGATGCACTCCGATTCTTTTTAAGTCCGTGAGCGCGACATCGATGAGCTGGCTTACGTCTTCATCCAGCATGTCAGTGGAGCTTTTTCTCACTCTGATTTTTGCTCTTTTTAGTAATTCCTCTCTCGTCATTTAAGCTTCTCCTTTTTTACGCGTCCGCTTTCTTCACACGGATAAATCCATTCTTGGAAGCCACTGAGCCTCCTACGAAGATATCTGCACGGTAAGCAACCTGTCCCTGCTTGAACTTGTAGTCGGTTGACTTTCTCGCATCGATATCAGAGAAGATTGCAAGCTCGTAGTTCTCGAGCGGGCCGTATGCCATCTCATAAGAGCCTGCTGCAGTTGCCGGATCTGAAATAGCCTTGCATGCGCTGTTGATGATGTATGGTACGCCGTCAATGGTTCCTGTATTGCCGTGATTGACAATTGTGTAGACCTTTCTGCCCTGCTTGTCTCTAAGCTTTGCAAAGGCCTTAAGGTCTTTCTTGTTGAGAATAAGGACAGCGATATCCTCGACCTCTTCCTCTCCACCATAGCTGTAGATGATTTCATCGAGCGTATCTGATGCAATCTCTGTGATTGTGGTGATATCTGTCTTAGGGTCGATGACCTGCTCATTCTCCTGTGTCGGATTGTAGAAGATACCCTTAAGCTTCGAGGTTGAGCCATCTCCAATAAGGATCTGACGGCTGATGTATCTCCTGATAGCCATAGTCACGGATGACTCGACTACTCCGTCATAGTCAGCATCAGGAAGCTTAATCATCTCCTCAGGCTCCTCTGTATACGCTGTGATCTTCTCTTTCTTGATGGTTACATATCCGAATTTTGGTTCTGTTGGATTGTAGTCTGCGCCCTCCTCTGATGTGCCGGCGCCATCTCCATATGACTCAACATATCCTCTCTGATATGTCTCTCCACCCGGTAATGGGATGGTCTTAACCCTGTCAATGAGGCTTGATACATCGTTGAAGGCTGGCTTCAGGTCTGATGCCTCGTGTGATGGGAGCACCGTCTGAGCTGTAGAAAGAGCATTTTTAATTTTTGTTGACACGAGCTTTGCAGCGAATTTTACCGTTTTGCCGTTTTTGATGCTTTTTCCACGCTCTGAAAGCTGGTCAAGTGCTCCATTTGAGCCCTCGCCCTTATTTGTGTCATCATCAGAAGCTCCTGCGTCTGATGCCATAACTGCAAGTCTCTGTCTTGCCTTTGCATCCTGGAGGATGCCGTTGATAATGTCAGCCTCCTCGAGAATCTGATCGAGTGCCTCGCCCTCTTCATTCTCAGCGAATGAATTAAGCTCTTTGAGTCTTGCTTTTAAGTCTTTTGCGCTCATTTTCATGAGTGTGTCTTTGGTTAGTGCATTGTACATGTTAATCTCCTTTCGTGAAGTTATTTATTGTGATTTTTTTGATTTGATCACGCTTTTTTGCAATTTGATCACGCTTTTTGGCGCTGTCTGCAGCTTCTTTGTTCTTTTTTGCCGAATCCATCGTTTTTCTGACGTTTTCCGGGATTTTAGCGTAATCCGTGACTGCTGCCACGTATTCTTTTGCATCTGTCATCTCGACATCGAAGTATTCAGAAGCTTCAGCTCCGTTCAGCCATGTCTCTTTGTCCATCAGTTCCTTGATGGTGTCGATAGATACACCCTCTTTCAGGTGTTCGGCATAGATATTCACAATGCCTGTGGATATCTGGTCTAGGTCGTCTGCCATCTTTCGCAGCTCTTCCGCATTGCCTGTCGCTGACGTCCACGGATTGTGAATCATCAGAAATGCATTTGACGGAATCGTGGGCTTATTGGAGCCTGCGAATGCAATTACCGAAGCTATCGAGCCGGCAAGTCCGTCAACGTATACATTCACCTTGTTGGACTGTGCATGGCGCCTCAGCATGTTGTAGATTGCAATTCCGGCAAATACCGAGCCACCGCCGCTGTTGATATATATATTCAGGTCCTTGCCCTGCTGCTCGCTCAGAAAATTCTTGATTGCATCCGGATACTGGTCTTCGTCCTGCCATGCTCCCCACCAGTCGGAGACTATATCTCCGTAAAAGAACAGGTCAGCGCTTGTATCTGTCTGGTTTTTGACTTTCAAGTTTTTAAATAAATGTGGCGTTTTAACCACCTCCTGTCTGATTTGCTCCGTTATCGGAACTGTTATCAGAGCCTATCTGATATATGCTCTGTTCGTCTGCCTTGACATAATTGAGAGATACCATTCTCACATCGCCGTCCTCAATCGGTTCGTAGTACAGTAAATCTCTGTACTCGTTGATGGTGATTATTCCTCGGTCGAAGAGCTGCGCTCCGATGTTCGTCCTTGTCTGCAGTGAGGCACACTGCAGTCTGTCAGCGGTGAACACTATCTTGTTACCACATCCGCGCTCACGCTCTGATAAAAGCTTGAAGGTGCACTCAAGTGAGAGCTGAATCGCTATCGGTTCAATCACCGACTCATAAAATGCATTCCACTCCGCCTCGTTGAACAGGCTCATGAGAATCTTGTCGTTGCAATTGTAGTACCTGTAAATATTTTCTCGCAGGAACTGGCTCTGCACTGTCGGTATGGTCTGTGTCTTCTGATTGATCTCATGGAAATCTGTCGAAGAATCAAGACCGCCAAGACCGCCCTCGTTGGATGCATCCATATATGCTTTTTGGAAGTTCACGACCTTCTCTCTCAGCTCATCCTCATCGATGAAGTTGTTATACTTTAGATAGCCCTTGAGGTTTGCTGATTGTCTGACCACGTTTCTCAATGATTCCGCGGTCACATCCAACAGCTCCAGTGAGGTCTTGAGCTGTGAATCGGGCGGAGTACCTAAGAATCTCTTTTTGTTGTAGCGTGATTTCAGGTGTATGACCGCCTGATATGGCACCGTATACTCCTTGCCGTCATAGTCCCATGTGAATTTAAAAAACGTATTGCCCTTCTCATCGTCCCATATGCGATGTGATGTGGTCGTAATGGGATTAATGGACTTCACCTTCGTAAAATCGTCGTTGTAGAATATGACTGCAAAGGTATTGGATTTGTATACCAGGTCTGATGCCATCTTGTAGAGTGCGTCATACGGTGTCATTTCTGGGCTCCACCTCAGCGATAGTATTCTCGCCAAGTAGTCGTCTCTGACCGTCAGCCCCTTGGCATCATGCCTTACAAGCTGTGGCTTGAGCTTTCCACAATTTGTGCCTATGCAGTTAGCTATGGAACCTACGATGTCACTCTCGTACAGATTGCATCCCGGCTGATATTCGCCTCGTGATATGAGCAGAGGCATATATTTCCATTTTCTAAAATTGGCCAAATCTTTGAGTATTCCCGTATGTCTCACCCCTTTCCTGTCTGCCTCAGTATCACTGTATCAAAAAAAGCCGGTCAATTCTGATATGATTGACCGACTTATCTTTTTAGGTTTTTTAGCTGGCTTCCGTATTCCTTGTGGTACTTCATCTTGACTGTCAGTGCGTCTATCACTGCCATAGCTCCATCTATGTGTGCCCGGGGTTCTATCTTTACAGGCTTCATTCTTGAATCGTTTATGTCTATGTTTACGGCTACATTCAGGAAATGAGCCTTGAGCAGATTGTTGGCACCGATTTCAATCTTTTTGTCTTTTAGATTGCCCTCGAATGCGTGCAGGACCGGTGTGAGGTTAGTGCCCTGGTATACATCATCCACCTTGAAGCCGCTCTCCTTCATGTCCTGTATCAGGTACTGTGAGGAGTAACGGTCGTAGCCTGTCATGAGCGGCTTGATTTTGTATATCCTGACTAGGTCTATAAACCATTGGAACACATCCCTGTACTGTATCTGATTTTCTCCGGATATCCGTAAGAAGCCCTGCTGCAAAAATATGTCATACGGCACTCCCTCCTCTTCGATTGCCACCTTATAGCGCTCGAGGGGCATCCAAAACTGTGCGAAGATGTAATCAATGCCGTCTTTTTCTATGTCGACTGCTGCCGCCGTAAGGTCTGTGGTCTTTGACAGATCGATGCCGCCAACACAATAGTATCCCTTGAAATCTTCAAGGCTCAGCTCCACAGGTGACTTGTCCGCTTTCTTTTTCTGGCATCGTTCCACATCCTCGTAGCTCAGCCATGCAACAGAGCTGTTCTGCTTGATGTTGCAATATTTGCACAGAAACTCTGATTTTTTTGACAGTGAGCCGTGTGCAATCTTGATTTCGTTAATGTAGAACGACTCGCGGAGAGCAACTCCCATGTTTGGGTTTGCTTTCTTAAGTTCGTCTATATCATCCCATTTCTCAATGTCATCAATCATGTACAAGAATGGCAGGAGTTGCTCTTCCTGCGATGAACCTCTCAGAAACGCTGTCGAACGTCTGAAAAGCTCGTCAAAAATACCGTCATTGACATAGCCTGCTGTAGATGTCGAAATAGTCAACGGCTCATTTCTTGTACCGGTACCTGACTTCATGACCTCGTACTGCTTCAATCCCTGCTGCCCCGGCCATGCTTCCATCTCGTCATTGACGGTGCATGATGGGTTGAATCCATCCGCTTTCTTGGCATTAAATGCAAGCTTCTTGATTGTCGTGTTTAGGCTCTCGATGTAGATGTCGGAGCGCCTTTTCTTGGCCAGTTCGTCCAGCTCGTCATCTGCCTGCACTATCTGCCAGAAATCATTGTACACAATCTCCGCCTGGTCTAATTTTGGTGCAAGGCAGTAGAGCTCACCTCCGTATTCTCCATCAACATAGGCACTGTATGCCATGATAGCAGCCACTAAAATGCTCTTACCATTCTTTCTTCCGATGAGGATAAACACTTCCCTGAACTGCCTATATCCGGACTCCTTGTCAATGATGCCGAATATCGCAGATACAAGAGCCTTCTGCCATAGCTCTAGCTTGATAAGGTCGCTCCTGCCTTTGTTGTGGTGACAGAAACTCTCTATGAAGTTGATGGCCCTTTGTGCCTTGCTGTCATCGTACAGCCAGCGCCCGGAGTCGATTCCCTCAATCAGGATGGTGTAGAGGAGTATGATCCATTCGCCGGCTATGATTTCGCCTGATGTAATTTTCTCGTAATACTCACGGATGTAACCGCCCTGCTGCTTTTTCTTTCTCGGCATATTATTCTCTCATGGCCGCAAGCCTTGATATTTTCTTCTTCTCGTGCACCGGAAGATAGTCTATCAGGCTGTTGATGATGCTTGAATACTGCTTGGAATACTTGTCATAAATCGTGGCTGACGGATGTGCCTTGGTGAACTTCTGAGCCGCGTTCTTTGTCTCAATCGTGAGCCCCTCTTTTTTGAGCTCCTCTTTTGCCTGGTAGCATGCCACTTTTAAAAAAGCAGCTTCATCAATCAGCGAAAAAATGAGTTCTTTTCGCGCTGGATCGTCTACGCTCTCGAAAAGTTTTCTAAGATTTTCTATCTCTTTTTTGATTCTTGCACTCGTCAGCTTATTTACTCTTTTTTTAGGTTTTGTCGGGCTTTTTTGTGTTTCTTCTGTCAATTTTATCCCCCCTCTTATTGTGCGCGACCTTGCGGAGTAAAATTTAGGTTTCTCCCTCGGTTCCTAGGGCACCATGCCACACGCGCACCCCGGGGGGGGTGCTGTGGCGCAAAATTATTTCCGTGTGTTCGATTTGTGTTCGATTTGAATTATATTGCCGTATTCGTCGAATCTGTATCGCTTCTCATACTTGCTCTTGTGCTCTTCGTTGTGATGCCTTGCGCAGAGGAGCTCAAGATTATCGAACGACAATGTGACTCTTGGGTTGTTAATGTTCTCAGGTGTGATGTGTTTCTTGTGGTGTACGATGATTCCCGGCTCTACATCCTTGAGTGTTATCCTGCCCTCTGCCAGCTCCTTTGTACAGCGCTCACACATGCCACGCTGTAGCTTGTAGTATGCATCGCGTGTGTTCTTCCATGCTTGTGAGTGATAGAAAGCCTGTGCGTATTCCTTAGCCATGTTCTCTCCTTTGTGCTTATGATACTATGTGTTGTCGTTCGATTGTGATACATCTATCATGTCCATGTGCACAGCCACGAGATACATGAGCCTAGTTCTGTAGCGGTAGAACAGAGAGCGGCAGACCATAGTATCGCCCAGCATCTCCCAAGGTGTATTGTACTGGATGCTCTCATAGAGCTTGTCTATAAGTGCCTTGCGTGTGGATGCTGTGAATCCGTCAAGCTTCAGTTCTTTCATGGCAGTCTTGATGGCATTGTCAACCTTGATATCAAACGCTGTAGCTGTGCCTCTTCTGATGCGCTTCTTTCGCTCCTTGTCCGAGTGTATGAGTGCCTTAACTATTCTCTTGTAATCTTCTCCAAGGTATTCCATCATGCCTCCTCAATTCCGAACCATGCGAGCGTATATGTAAAACGCTGCATTGATACCGTTGTACTTCACTTCCGCATCCAGGAACTTGTGGCCCGGATATGCTTTGGTGAGCTCTGCCTCTAATACTGTGTGGTCTTTGGCCATCCTCTCGACACGGCGCTTTTTGAACTTGCTATAGCTCTTTGTCGGCTCCGGTGGCTTCTTTAGGTTCCTTGAGCTCACCCACCGCTTGGTGCCGTGTGGATTTCTTGATATATATTCGCCTAAGCCTGTGATGAGGAAATCATCATCAGGTGATATTCTTCGTGTGTTTGGTCTGTCGCATTTCTTCCAGAGCGATTCCAGCTCGTCTCTGTCCATGCCATCTCCGGTCATGAGAATGTGAAAATGTGGTCTCACATATCCATCAAATGCGAGCACGTATATGTACTTGATATTTCCAAGTCCTTTTCTTTTTCTCCGGTAATTTATCTTCGCGATAAAATTTTTGATGTCTTTTCTGGCTCTCTCTTCATCTGCCGGGAGCTTGTCATCATTCCACCCGAACGTGCACCACAGGTCTCCTTTACCGAAGTTGATATTACCAAGCCTTATCAGATACCGCCTTGCATTTTTATCATTCAGATTCCTTTGAGCTTTGCTTGATGGTCTCTTCTTGGTCTTTGGCATGTCACTGAGCCTTGGGTAGCTTGGGTATATCTGAGCTTCAAGGAGAGTGGTCTGTGACTTTATGTTGGTGCACTTCGTGGTGGCTGTTCTGTACAGGCAGTTTACCTTGCCCTCTTTGAGAAGCTTCTCAAGCCTCTCCTCCTCGGTGTCATCTATGTATTTTTGGAAAGCCTCTTCGTAGTCGTAGTTGTCGTATTTTCTCATACTGTGTACTCTTAAATATAAAAATCCCTCGTATGTTAATACCCATTACGAGGACGGTAAAGAATTTTTACCTACTATATTATGGGTTTACTGCTGCCTTTTGTGCTGCTCTTATCTTTCTGTTGTATTCAGCCTGGTACAGCAGCTTTTTGTCCGTTGTCAGAACGACTCGTTTAAGAGTTGTCTCATACTTTTTCAATTTCTCGCACGTTTGTTCCCAATCTTTCCAGGTTTCTTTTTTCACGCTATCTTTTTTCATGATTCTTCCTTTCTTCTATATCTGATGTGATACTTCAAAGCCTATTCAAACGTGATGCAGCCTTTATGTGTCGCTGTATGTAAAGAATATCTTCCACATGTTCTTTCTTTATTCTCACGATATTTTTATAATCTGTATGCTTCAGCTGTAAGATCGGGCAGTTTCCCATGACCTTTGTGTCACATGTTCTTTCAGGTGTTGGGATCACTTCGCCTGTCAGGAAGCACATGCCATCTTCTTGTATTTCTAAATCAGTCAGCCAGAATGGACAGTTTGTGCATGTGTCTGGTATGTGTTCCGCAGCTACCACGAAGCCATGTTCTTCAAATCCTACTACCATTTCGCTCCCTCCTGTGCTATTGTTCGCTTATCTCATATAATCATCATCAAGCATGTTGCCGATGACTTTGCAATCTCTATCTATTGAGCATGACTCAATCCAACAAAGGACTTCTGGTATTGCATTGTAGGTGCCAACCGGCATTAAATACCAGTCCCATACACAGCCCGTATCGCGATCTCCAAATTTAATAACTGCTTTCCATTTGTAGCCGTTAGCTTTGTTTGTCAGGCACAGCACGTCATTTTCAAAAATTAGTGTGTCGTGATCATCCTCAAGTCCTGAGCATTGGCATATTGTGGATGGGTCTACGTCAAATCTTTCAGTAATATCATATAATCCGCTGTGTATTAGTTGCCCGGTGTAAATATAATGTTTTTTATTTATACATGCGTAAAATCCGATAACCCATTCTCCGTTATCGATCCTCTTAGCTTTAGATAAGTGTCTGTCGTCCATGTTTTCCTCACTCGCTTATCTCGTCGCAATTCTTTGCATAATCCCAATCGTCCGACTCATCATCGAACCAATCAAACGTGCAGCCTTTTCTGCCGTCTACGTCTGTCGTGCGGTAAAAGAGGCATCCCTCACAGCCGCCCTGCTCTTCATATTCGTGTAATGTCATCTCATCCTCCGAGGTAAAGGGAGCTGGGTAAGGGCTCCCTTGGTCAAATGGCTTACAAATCAGTTTTCGTGATATAAATTAATTCGCATGCCCGGTTTCTTTCGCTTTCGCAGGTGTTTCAACCTAAAGCTCGTAATATGGTGTCTCTATCCAGTGAAAATCTACTCCAGAGAGGAGCCTTAAGACCTCAAGCTCCGGCTTGTAGGCTGGACTCGTGAAGCATATCCCGACTGCCATCTCGTCATTGTATGACACAAGCCAGTCTCCGTGCACTGCGAAGGTGCTTGGTGGATTTTCGTCATCGCGGCACTTATCTGGGTTGACCATGGCTAAGCGTGCATCGTTGATGAGGCGTGCTCCGCCCGGTGTCTTTACGACCGACATCATGTTGTCGCGTTGCATAATTTTGATCTGTGAAATAAAGGCTTCCTTTGTGTCACCTGCCATATCCCACAGAAGAGGTTTTCTTTCGATCTCGAACTGTGGGTCGTGTCCTTTCTGATACGTCATGAACTCGCCCTTTTCCGGTGCAAGACCGCAAGTCTTGATTATTGTTCCTAAAAATTCCTTTGTGATTTTTTCTTTGTCGGCTTCTATCATCCAGCCGGTACCATTCAGGATGTACATGCCTTTCTCTGTGAGACCGAACTTGACGCCCCACGATTTGTAATCAGCTTTTAAGATTTTCTCTAATTTTGTACAATCTATAAACATTTTTTTGCCTCCTAACTTTGTGGTTCTCCACATCTGTCAACCTTGCCGCTGAGCCATTGTCTGATTTTCTCCGGAAAAATCAAATCCGATGCCAATAAACGGCCACTATGATGCTCTTCTGTCATGTAATCGGCCATTTCCTGCTCTGTGAGGGTGTTCATGTACTCTTTTCTCGTCATGCATGTTTCTATGTCTTCTATCTCTTCAATCTCCGGCTTAACATATCTCTTTCGCTCCGGCTCATTTTCCTCTATGCTTTGGGCTTCATTTTCTTCCTTTTCGATGCTCTCAGGCTCTGATTTTTCAAGGATTTGCGGGGATTTTTGCGCCGGCGCAATTTGTTCTGCAGCGCTCTTTTCTCCTGTCTGTTCCTCGGACCTGTCTGCAGGCTCTCTATTATCCTTTCTGCAGTCTGTATCTCTGTCGGTGGAATCATCCTTTTGCTCTTCTCCTGCTCCAGGAGCCGGCTCATTATCTGCCACGCTTCCCGATTCAGTCTCTTCGACCTCATCAGTGCCAGCTTCTCCAACTGCTGCATTGTCATTCTTTGGCTCAGGAGCTTCTGCTGTAGTATGCTCTCCTGTCGGCTCATTTTCCTGTGCTTCATCGTCTCCTCCAAAATGGTTCTGCCATGTGCGGGCGCCTGCTGCATCCTCATCAAAGATAGAGCGCATAAGCTGATAGAACTCCCACCATGACATATTTTTTGGTGTGTCTCCAAACTTCTTGATTGTGACGCGATTCTCATACATCATCATGAAGTAGAGGCCTTTTTTGAATGAGCGGTTTCCGGCCGGATTTACAATTTCTGCGAATCGGCTCATTGACTCCTCATCAAACTCGTTTGAGTACACCTCATTGAGGATATCCTTGTTGTCCTCGAAGAATTTCTCTATCAGCTGGCTTATGTCATCTGCCACACCTGCCGCAGGCTCGGTCTTATTGAATCTCTTGAGCTCTCTTATGTCCTCTCTTGATGCCTCGGGCTGTATCATCTGCCTGTCGGAGTCGGGGAGCTTTAACATCTCCTCAAGCTGGCTCCTTCCAAGGTCTGTGTATTCCGGTCTCAAGTGCTCTGAATAGCCGTCAATGGAGTATTCGCGGTTAATACTCATGAATCGGCTTGTGGTGGATGCTTCCAGTCCATATTCAGCCTTGGCAAATTCTGCTATGCTCTTATAACCGTCATTCTCATAGAGTCTCTGGTCATCAATCTTTCTAAGCGCATAGCCAATTCTTACAAAGCTCTGCTTTACTCCTATGAGCTCCTGTCTTAATTTCTGTTTCATCTGGACCCAATCGTCCAGGGTCATTTGCACGTATTCCATATATCCTCCTATGCTGTAGCCATTACCGGCATATCTGCTGTAGCCCCTGCCACCATGCCTGCTGTCCTCAGTGTTCCTATCGCAAGCATTCGTATGTAGCTGTCCAGCCATTTCTGTATGTTCTTCTGATCAGGCTTCTTATCGTGGGCTCCGTACCACTGCAGTATGTATGGTGTTTTCGCTTCAATCTCAACAGTGATGTACGGTACATTCGGTGTATCTTTGAATCTCAAGAAAAGTATGTATGTCTTCCCTTGGTCGTGCTTTCTCAGGTAATTATCTCCTCCGACGCAATGATGGAGCACGCGCCCCTCTGTTACTATTTCCTCAGCTGACTTTGCCGGTCTGATGATGTATGCATCATCCTCATAGTAGTATTTATTTCTCAGTTTTCTGTAGCTGTGTCGTATGTTCGGGAAACGTGCCGCAACATCCTTCAGATGCTTGTCCAGCTCTTCCTTGTTGACCTCTTCCATCATCTTTTCGTGTGCCTCATTTAGATCACGCGGGCACTGATATACCGTATTGGTCAGGTCGTAGCCTCTGTCCTCTCTCATGCTCAGGTAGTCAGCGTATGTAGAGGCTATATGTCTGATCCTGTATGCCGACTGACTGCAGCCTCCGTAATCACATCCTGCATATTTTGTAATGCGGTTCAATAGCTTCTGCAGTGTCATATATTTCTTTGCAAGTGCGACCTGAACCGATGTAAGTCTAGTCTCTGCCAGCTGCTGTACCTGCTCGTCTGTCCAGTTCTCATTGAGTCTCTTTTCCATCTGCAGAACTCTTAACAGTTCTATGTCTCCTTTTTCCTTAATGAGTAGCTTAAGCTTTTCCTTTCTGATTCCAAGAAACTCATCCGGTCTCGTTGCGTTTTCGTCCTCGATGATTCCATACTGGCATCTGATAAGCTTCTCAGCTACTCCTATCAGGTGCATCTTCACAAGCATCTCAAGCTGAGGTGTACGTATGTAGCACTCAAGGTACTCAACCGGATTGCATACGCTCATGAGACTGTTTGTGTATTCCTTCATAGCACTGTATTGAAACATGGTCCCTGTCATCTCATCATATGTCTCCGGCAGGATTGGCCCGGAATTGATTCTGATGCTTGGCAAGCCATATAGATTGCAATCATCCCAGAAGTTTCTTCCTACATACGGATCATGCTTGTTGTAGTCAACCTGCACCTTTTTGCCGGGTTCGAAATATGCCCTTGCCAGTTCAACCCCCGACAGCTTTTCATATGCGTTGTACATTTCATTGCCGTTTTCGCCTGCAATGAAGCCGAGTGTCCACTCTTTCTCTACTTGTATGTATCTCATAACAAAACCATTGTCCTTATATTTCTGGCCAAGAAACAGATACCGGGTTTTTCTGATGCTGCCTTTTACTTTTCCTTTGCACTTGTACTGTCCGCGTGCACCACACATAGGACATGTGCCGAAGCTGTTCTCTCGCGGCTCTTCTATGTTTCTCTCAAACTGGTCCTCGTATGCTCCACTGCTTTTCCATCTTGCAGTGGTCACACCGCCACACTTACTGCAGGCTATGTCAGCCCGGCTTCCATGCTTCTTGTAATATAGAAAGTGCTCATCATGGAAATACACGTGATCAGCTCTGTACAGTATTGCTTTTTCAGGTAGTGCCTTGGTGTTTGCCTGCCTGTCCTTCAGCGCTTCCTGGCGTCTCTTGTGCTCTCGCTCTACTCTGTTTATCCTTTCTGTTGATGTGATGTCGGCCTCGTATCTTGATATGTGCTCCCACCACCAAGAAGGGTTGAAAAGCTTGGTGCCGCAAAAGGTCTTTATCCTCTCAAGGTCTTCCGGGCTCTGCAGGATATTTTCATCTGTCAGGGTTCCCCCTGTGTGTGTTTCCATCCATATGGGTCTGTAATATGAAACCCGCTGACGCGTCCATATCTGCTTGTCTGGCCAGTATGTGCCGAAATCCTTCTTGGTGAGTGCGATTCTCACTACAGGAATCTTTTTTGACTCCTTTTTATTTTCGTACACCTCAAGGAGCAGGTGCCTTTGATGTCCTATATTCTTGACTGCAGTAACCCCAATGTACTTCACAGATTTTTTTCTGCTTATCTTCTGCAGTCCTATGTATGGTATTTTTTCTATCGTCTTTTCTTTCATTTGTAATGCCTACTTTCCCATGTAGTAGTCTGTTATTATCTTCTTGGCTCTTGCCATGCCCGGTATGCCGAGCGTGACCTTGCTTGCCGACACGCCCGCTGCCTTGACGATATCCTTGTCAACCGTCTGCTGATTCTTGAAGGACCATGTCAGAATGGCGGCTATACAGCCCTTCAGTGTCTTGCCCTTCTTACGGACATTGTGAGCTAGGAGTTCATTTTCCATGCACTGGCCTCTTAGGTACTCCACCCAGTCCTCCATAATCTCTTTTGGCTTTAGCTCTGCCGCCTCGACATCAATCTTGCCGAGTGCCGCCGTGAGCTTATCGCACAGCTCCGGGATTTCTCCGTTGGTGTACAAGTCTACGAACTCAGCTTGTATTCCATTCTCTTTCGCCACTACCTTGAGGGACTCTATATCACCCTCATTGAGCAGGTTTTCCGCGAGCTCGTTTATCTCGCTAAATGAATCAAATTCTCCAAACTTATCAAACATATGGTTTCTCCTTTAAAAAACTCCATTTATCGTATTTTCGTTCTGTATCTGTAAAATCCGGATAAAACTCATCCAGATATGCTCTGAACATGCCGAGCATCTCTTTTCTGTTTCCACTGCTGCCATTGTCCATCATATGATGGTGGTACCGGCATCCGACTGCTCCGTTCTGTCTGATGCCAAGTCCCATGGATGAGCGTGGTATGTAGTGCATGATGTCTGTTATATCCATCTCAGGGACTGCTGTCGGTGGCATCTCATAGCCTATCTGGCAGAATATGCACCGATAATTGTCACGCTCTCTTATGGCAGTGCGCTCTTTTTGTGAAAATTCAAGATATTTTGTATATTTAGGCATATGGATTTTTCCTCTTAATGTGTTATAATATTTTTATGGTTTTTCTTTTATTGTTGTTTTTCACGCAGAGTCCGGTCAGGAAATTAGATTTTCCCGACCGGTCTTTTTTATGCCTCAATCTGCATAATATATGGTGTGTCGCTCTCCATACGCTCATCCACATCCTGAAGCATGATATCTGTCAGCTCCTTCAATGCCTCGAACATGCTGTCGGTGATGAGTCTCTTGTCGTGTCTCTCCTTTACTACTCCGATTATGTAGCCGGCTGTGAGTGTGGCTTCCTTTACATCTGCGCTCTCCTCAATCTTTCCGATCATGCCAATGCACTTCTTAAATTCCTTGTACTGCTTCATTCCTGCTGTGTGTTTTTTTAATAATTTCATGGTTTTTCTCCTTTGCTGTTAATATACCCAAACCCTCATTCCAAGTCTTGGCTTGTCAATTGTCTCAATAAATTTCACCCCGAGTGAATCGAAGTCCTCTATCTTATCATGTGCTCTTACTCTGATGCCTTTGTATAAGAGTTCAGCACCCTTGTTTGTGGATCTGTATACTTCCATGTAAGATGCCGGGCCTATTCTGCTTGTTACTTCTTTGAGTTTAAAATCTGCTCTTTCCATCTTTGTTACCTTCCTTTCGCTGGAAATCTTCTTGCTAAGTCTCTTGTTGCCGTCTGAAATGCCTGCTCTCTCTCGTCTCCTGTGGCTCTGATTATTTCCCGGCCATTCTGCAAAATCCTGATTGTATGCTCGCCGGGTTTTTCTTTCAGTGTCATTGAGAGATGGTGCCGTTTCTGTCTGGGACTGAATGTCTCATAGAAGAGATCTATCATTGTCTTCATACTGTTTTTCCTTTCTCCTTTTCGTACTCCTTACCAGAGGTTCTTTAGACATCTTTTTCTTGTGTCTTCCGGACGCGGGTGCCTAACATATTTCCTATCATCCCAGCATATGTCCCATTTCAATAATGCTTTTATTCTTTCCGGCAGCTCTTCCACTTCCCGCTGTGTCAATCCCATCTCTTCTGCTTTATCTAATGCGAAGTCCGCAAGTTCGCTTATTCTATCAAAGCTTTCAAGCTGTTTTTTTCTAATAATTTTTTCTTTCAAGTATTTTTTCCTCTCCCCGGGCTTGCCGGAGCACCGCACGAAATGGATTTATATGGTTCACAAGAGGATTTGTTGTATATGGGTAGTTTTGCGGTGCTCCGGTAAGCCCGGATATATTTTTTATTGGTTCAGCATGCACTTTACTTCTGCCTTGAGCTCAATGAGGCTTGCAAGGTATGCCGCCTCTGCAAGGGCTTTTTCTCTCTTGAGGGCTTGATATTTCTCCTCGTTCCAGTTCTCTCTCATTCTCAGACAGAATCTGTTATATTCTTCATCCTTCCTGTCGTCTGCCTCTTCTGCTTTATCTATCTTGGCGAGAATTTTCTCGAGAGTGTGTGATTCTTCCTTTGTCATGGTTTTTCCTTCCTCTCTCCTTCCTCTGCTGTTGCCTCAGCGGGCGGTTTTATCCTTGTTCCGTATCTATTTACCGGATACGGAAATGGGTGACATTCGGTGTAGCCTATCCATTTGTTGAGCTGGTTTTTCATTCTTTCTATTATGTCGTAGACTTCTAGGTTGGTTCTTCCGTTCGATATTTCTATCAGGGCATTGTAAGCCACTATGTCTTTTTCTCTTTCACGTTTTAATGCTTCTGTATCGTCCATATATTTTTTCCTTTCCGCACTCTGTGCTAATGTCTGCCTTACCAGAGGACCTTTAGACATCTTGCCCTTGTGTCATCCGGATACAAGGGCCTTTTATATTCAATGTTGTCTCTGCATCTCTCCCATTTCAGTATTTGTTTTATTTGTTCCGGTATCTCTTCCACTTCCTGCTGTGTCAGTCCCAGCTCCGCGGCTTTATCCAGTGCGTACTCTGCAATTTTGTTTACTCTCGCAAAGCTTTTCAGTTTCTCGTCTACAAAGCTTTTTCTTGGCATGTGTCTCTCCTTTCATAGCCTTACCTTATTCATTGTCCTCGTGATCTCACCGTCTGCGCCTGTCAGGTACAGTACCGCGAGTACCGTCTCCAGCTTTACTCCGTTCCTTAGCTGATGTGACAGTGCCTGTGGTGTCACATCAAGAAGGCTTGCTACCTGCTCCAGCTTGATGTTGTCATCAAACATCAGCTGTCTGCACTTACTAGTGAGCTGCTTTCTCACGTCAATGATTCTTCTGTTCGTTGTTAGTTCTCTTACTCTTGGCATGGTTTACTTCCCCCTTTCTGCATCCTGTCCAGCAATGTTTCTGCCTGCAGCACTGCAGTCTTCATCTCCGTTGCATCTACACCGAACTCTCGCATCTTCTCTTCCAGTGGTACCGGCTCATGGTCTTTCTTGGGGTACTGCTGATATATGCTCTCTGCAACATGGAGTCCGTACCGGTAATAGCATTTCACTGCAAGCCCCGGTGTGATGGTACCTTTACCCTTCACAGTGCATCTGCTCTTGTCACTGTAAGTGAAAAATATTTTCCACATGGTCTTTTCCTTTCTTGTAAGTTGTTAGTATCTTTTTAAGTTACTTACGTGCAAAAAAAATTGCTACAGGGTTATCTATACCAAGCTTGTCTATCATGATTTCTATTTCATCACTTCCGAAGACACCTTTATTCATCTTCTCATAAAATGTCTTTGGAGTGACTCCAATCATCTCTGCTACATCCTTTTGGGAGTACCCATTCTTTGCAATTACACCTCGTAACTCATCTGTCTTTATCACTCTATCACCTCCGTATCTTTTTAAGTTACTTTTACTATAACACTTTTTTGTAACTTGTCAAGTCATTTTTTATTGCATTTATAACATTTTTGTGCTATCATCAAGTTACATAATAAATAGAAAGGAGTGAGTATATTGACTATAGGTGAAAGGATTAAAGAATTGCGTAGTTCATTTGGTTTTAGTCAAGTAGATTTTGCTGATAAAATTGACGTCTCGAAGCAGACTTTATATAAGTATGAAAATAATATAATAACAAATATTCCGTCTGATAAAATTGAATCTATTGCACATATTTGTAATGTTTCACCTGCTTATGTAATGGGATGGAGTGACAAAATAGAAAAAAGTCCGTCTCCGGTCAGCAATAATGACAAGGTTATTATTGATAAGTACCACCAGCTTAATGACAAAGGCAAGCAACGGCTTCTGGAGCGTGCCGATGAACTTATTGAGCTGGGCTATATTGCAAAAGGGGACGCACTAAAAGAGGCTTAAGGTACTCCGTTGTAGAGAATATTATAGAATTTAAGCTATAATTTGCGCCGGCGCAAATTTTTAACCATTTTGTTGACGTCAACAAAATAATATCTTATCAAGCAAAAAACACAAAAAGTACAACTTTTATCACAAAAATGTATTGACAGATAAACTTTTTGCATATATTATAGGTGTGTAAAAAAGTTTACACGTTAATAGTGCTCTAGGTTGTACGTCTCTCAACATATGGGAATGACCGAACCCTAGAGCTTTTTTATTACTATTTAGGAGGTAAACTGTATGAAAACTGCAATTCTTGTTGACGGTGGCTTCTACCGTCGTAGAGCTCAGGCAGTGTTTGGTGACCAAACTGCACAGCAACGTGCTATTGAATTATCAGAATACTGCAAGCGACATCTAAGGATGCACGGTGAACATAGTGACCTGTATCGCATATTTTACTATGACTGTGCCCCATCTAATAAAAGGATATTCCACCCATTTAAACAACAACAGGTTGATCTTGGCAAAACAGAGCTTTATGCTTGGACTACTCAATTTTTAAATGAACTAAAAAAGAAACGTAAGTTCGCAATAAGATTAGGAAAACTTGCTGAAGAACAGGCTCATTACATAATTCGCCCTGATATGGTAAAGAAACTCTGCAATGGTCGTCTAAAATTCGAAGATTTAACAGAAGATGATTTTTGTTTAGAAATCGACCAAAAAGGTGTTGATATGAAAATAGGACTTGATATCGCCTCAATGGCTTATAAGCATCAGGTCGACCAAATTGTACTCATATCCGGAGACAGTGATTTTGTTTCGGCTGCCAAACTCGCACGTCGTGAAGGTGTCGACTTTATTCTTGATCCGCTTGGCGCACCAATAAAGCCAGACCTCTTTGAGCATATAGATGGCTTACGTACATGCGACAAGGCATATACCACTCATACCCAAAAATAATATATGTATATTTTTCTTGACGAATTTAATATACCGAGGTTATAATAAATGCACAAAACAAAGCCGTTTACCGGCACTATATGAGACATAGTTCCTGTTTATACAGCGAACAGCATTTAAAAAGACCTCACATTTATGTGGGGTCTTTTACGTTATTTATGTTTTGTTGACTTCGGCAAAACATAATAAGCGCCCTGCAGCTACCAACTGCAGAGTGCTCATATATTCATACTCCGAAAAGTATGATCTAGGCACATTCATTATACCTTTCGGAGTGGCATTTGTCGAGAGACAGGTGTTATTTTTATACTCTTTTTTAGAAAGGATGATGATTATGCGTGTTGAAAAACGAGGTAACAGGTACCGGATTCAAAAAATGATTAACGGCAAAAAGTACAGCCTGAGCTTCGACCACAAGCCCGGAAAGAAAGAAATTGAGGAAGCTCTGAGAGGCATTGATACCTCTGTTAAGATTAAGGGCACCTTTAAGAGTTACGCTTCCCAATATATTTCCATCAAGGAGCATGTGCTCTCTCCGACCACGATAAAATCATATCGGGGACTGCTGCGCAATATATCCGATGATTTTAAGGAGACAGCCATCAAGGATATGACTGCTGCCATCGTCCAGTCAGAAATAAATAAGATAAGCATGAGGAAGTCTCCGAAGAGCACCACTAATAATAATGGCTTTATCTCTCCAAAGACTGTGGCAGAGTATCACGGCTTTATTTCTGCCGTGCTTGGAATGTACCGCCCCGACCTCATGCTGCACACGACTCTTCCGGCACGTATCAAGTACACTCCGCATGTTCCGTCTGATGATGAAATCAAGGCTATCCTCGACGCATCAAAGGGGACGCGCTACGAGCTGGCTTTCAGACTTGGCATATATGCGCTCAGACGCTCGGAGGTGTGTGCGGTCACAGCATCTGATCTGGACGGCAACATGCTCACCATTAACAAATCCCTTATTGAGGGTGAGGATGGCTATGTGACGCGTGAAAAGAATAAGACAGAGGATTCCTCCAGGACCATCTATGTGGACGACTGCGTGGCCGGACTGCTCCGTGAGCAGGGTGTAGGCTTTGCCGGAACCCCTGACGCTATCCTTGAAACTCTGCACAAGTACCAGAAGCAGCTTGGCATTGATTCTTTCCGATTTCATGACCTGCGCCACTATTATGCTTCGATGGCTCACTCACTCGGCATCCCGGACAGCTACATCATGGCCGCCGGTGGCTGGAAGACCGACCATGTGCTCAAGTCTGTATACAGACATGCTCAAAAGGACAAGGAAGAGGACATGATGAAGTTTGCATCAATATATATATCTGAGATATCCGGATGAAATCTTGGGGAAATTTTGGGGAAATTTTCAAGAAAAAACATCTTTAAATTGAAAAATCAGTTTTAATAAAAGGCTTTGCACAGTGACGTGTAAAGCCTTTATTTATGCGGTTTTGTAAGTAAAAAGGCGGTTTTATCACAAACCGCCTTTTAGTGGACTAGACGGGAGTCGAACCCGTGTCCGAAATACAATTCCCTGTCCTTCTACGAGTGTAGTTTATTGTTTAACCTTCCCTCTGCCACACGATAACAAACAACCTTGTGGTTTCAGTAGCTTCATGATACGCCCGATGGCTCAAAGCTTTGCCAACGTCGTTTCTCACATAGTCGAAGCCTGGGTCCTAAAGTGTGAGTGCTCTAGGTCAGACTGCTGCCATTAGGCAGCG